ATTTAACAGAGGACAGAGAGATAAATGTCTTTGAAACTCACGATGAAATACTTAAAATAATACAGGAGTGTAAATGATGAAAGAAGTTCCGTTTTCAACTTTAATGGGCAAGGTCATAACTGAAATCAAAGGTCTTGAAAAAGATGGTGATGAAGTCACTTTCAAATGTATAGATGGCACAAGCTTTTCAATGTATCATGAGCAAGACTGTTGTGAATCTGTATCAATTGAAGATGTATGTGGTGATGTAGCAGACTTGTTAAACACACCCATACTTGTAGCAGAGGAGTCAACAAAAGAGGGTGACACTTTGGGTGAGTCTGAAACGTGGACATTCTACAAGTTGGCTACAATCAAGGGCAGTGTTGACATCAGATGGTATGGAACTTCTAATGGATATTATTCAGAGAGTGTATCATTCTTTCAAACCAGTAGTAGTAAACCTGTATCAGTAACAAGAGCACAGATAGGAGTGATGTAAATGAAGAAGTTGATTGATTTATCTTTAAGCATTGCAGAAGATGAGGCAGGCTTTTGCATAGTCATTAAAGAGCAGAAGACAAAGTTGATACCACAGATTGAACCAATCTTTAAACTAGGTGGCACATGTATATGCATACAAGAACACTTTGAAATAAGCACAGCATCTCGTGTAATCTATTTAAAAGGGCGAAGAGATTGTGACCATCCACATCAATATGTTTACAGCATTGAAGCGTTGACATGGGTTATAAATAGTTTGCAAAAGGTATGCAACTTAACTGTTAACAACCACACAAGATATCGTTTAGGGAGTTATGAATAATGTTTAATGTGAAAGTATATTACAATGAAGACTCAAACAAAATAATGGTATCAGTTGAAGGCAATCCTTCAAGATATTTTGATAGGTCTTTCTCATCATCAAGTGACAGATGTTACGATGAGTTACACACAGATTGTGAGCGTCAAAGAAATCTTGCAATGAGATTATATGATGAGGTGTGGACAGATGATGATGACATAGAACATTATTATGTTGAAGCATATCTACCATCAGTCTTTAATGAGTGGGTGCCAGTTGAAGACCACACAGATGACGGCGTAGATATTGTAGAATTTATCAACCAATTTAATGACGTGGAATGTTATGCCACAAAAGATTTGAACAGGTTTGTTCTAGTTCCTGACCTCTCAGACTTTTAAAAACTAGAGTAATTTAATTTTTATAAGGAGACATAACATGTCATTTAATGTTGATGAATTAATTGCGAAACTTCAAGATAAAGGTAATGTAACAATTAACATTATCAATGTGTCATCAGATGATACAATTCCTAACGATGACTTTGATGTTGTTGATGACACACCTGTATCTGACTTCGCAGTTGGTGACAGAGTATTAGTATGCCACACCAAAAAGAATGGCGAGACTATTCACCCTGATGGCACTGTGTCAAGCATTGGCACTGATGACAAGGGCGATTACGTTCGTGTTGATGGTGATAATGGCAAACATTACAAGTGTGGACTTCATCTTGACGAGGCAAGACTTGGTTCTAAAATCGTTAGAGTCTACTAATTCAATTTAAACAGGTATTTTTCTTGTTTGTAGAGGGGTTGATGTGCTCTTGGCTACACCTGTAGCTGACCATGTCAATCCCTTTATTGTATGCTAAAAAAATCGAGAGGAAATGATATATGATAGCATTAGAAGATATGATTAAGGTGATGAAAGCTGTCGAGCTGTTGCATTATGGGGTAGACATCACCAAACTTGACAAGATTGATTACTTCTACAACATTAAGACTAAGAAATTACAGGAAAAGATTACTGACAATGTTGGTAACTTTATCATGGGCATTGACAATCGTGCTAAAGATTTCTTAGAGTGGGTGTTGGGTGATTATATCATCAGAGATAAAAAGGTTATATCAACTGCAACAGTTGAAGGATTAACTGATGAAGAGAAGGCAACAATCAATTGTATGCTTGACTTTGATACACTTAAACAAGTGATGACAATTCTCAAGCGTAAGGGTTGGGCTTCATTCAGTGGATATAAACCTGAAGTATATGATGATGAGTATCTTGAACATCTTAAAGAGTTAAAGAAACATTGGGATAGATATAATACAGATGGTGCTAAGGAAATGATTGATGCTCTGTCACATGATAGGATTAAGCCTTGGTTCCATGCGTTATTAACGATGTCAAAATACGACAGCACACTTGCTGAAAAGATTATCAACACATTTGATAGTGAGTTTGAATGGCAAGGTCATAGGTCTATTGACGGTCGTATCTACATGGCTGTAGCAGAATGGGAAAAGCAACTGTTAAGAGATAATAATCCAGAGTATAGTAAGTATATTGATGACATTAAATACATTGTTATCAGTCGTAACCCATACGATTATTACTATTGTAGCTATGGTTCAAACATTCAAAGTTGTTTCAGTCTTAACAGTTCTAATAAAGGTTGGTATGGTATGGTTGCATTGTCAGCAGCACGTGGTAACTGTATCGTATATGGCACAACTGGTAAGCCTAATCAAATCAACATCATCAATGGTAAGAAGTGGTCTGTTCCACGTATGTTATTCAGATGGTGGGGTTGGTTAGATGAGAACGATGACATCAGATTTGATAAGGTGTATGCAGGTAATGAATACAATGGTATCTTCAGTAACATAGCATCATTCGTAGCTGATGTATACTTTGGTAAGAACGATGAAACATTTAGTTGCAGTTCATCACCAGTCAAGTTAAAGTATGCGAAAGAGATGAAAGAGATATGGGATACATACCACTGCCATTTCTATCCAGACTCTATCAACACAAATGACTTCAAGTTCTATGGTAAAGGTGGTGGTAACAGATGTTTTGTAGGTGCTTGTCCACTTAATAGAAATATGTTAGACATTATGAGACAGATTACATCAGTGCCTGATACATTTACCTACACAAACTTTTATCAAATCATTAGCGGTGAACTATCATCGATAAAAACATGTCCTAAGACAGGGTTACCAATCAAGGCTGATGAAGAGCAGTCACCATATGCTAAATACTTTAAAGATAATGTATCACGTATATTAGTTATGACATATTGTGATGGTTATTATAAAGGTGATATGGGTTATATTGATAACTTAGAGAGAACAAATCTTAGATGGACTCTTGACAATGATAATCAATCTTATAGAGAAAGTAATGGTAGGTTCTTTATCACCAAAGTATTCTCAAGAGACATCATTGGTATCAATTCATTTAAACAAATGATAACAGCCTTGGCTAAGGGGTTAGATATTGATGCAATCCTTGTTAGATATATTGAAGGAGAACGTGTATCAGTTGTAAAGTATAGAGGAAATAAACAATGAAACATCTTTTAAAATTGTATTCATTTGAATCAGTGCATGGTTCAGCTGATGAAGAAGCTTTAGCAAACTGGTTAGCTGACTGGTTCAAGGAACATAACATAAGGGTGCGTAGGATTGGCAACAACTTTATGAAGTTGGATAAACCTTGCACACCTATATTGTCTGCACATCTTGACCAAGTTAAAACAAATGGTAAGGCTGAACACTTTGTGTTGACACCTGAGAAACACATTGAAGCATACAATGCAGATTGGGAACGCACTTCATTAGGTGGTGATGATAAGAACGGTGTTTGGATTATCCTTAAGATGCTTGAGGAAAACATTGACATCAACTTCATCATCAGTGAAGGGGAAGAAACAGGTTGTGTTGGTATTCATGCACTTGAAAATGCTGGCTTGTTAAAGAGTAGCATTGAACAGTTGCAAACATTTTGTATCGTTCTTGATAGGCGGGGTAGTAAAGATGTGTTAAGGTCTGGTGGTGGCACAACATATTGTGAAACATTGGCACAAGATATATGCAACTACCTTGAAGATATGTCGGTAACATCTGGTAGCGTGTCTGATACTGCAACAATCTGTAAGTATTGTGAGAGTGTTAACATGTCTGTTGCATATGAAGCACCTCATACAGCTATGGAACACACTGACTGGGTGAGACTACAAACTATCAAAGATTATGTAAAGAGTTTGGTGACAGACTTTATACATTATCCTACACCACCAAGTGTTTACAACAAATCATATACATCATCATCTTATAACTACAGTAAAGGAATAAATAGCTATGGTAAAACTAGTAAAAGCAAAGTCAAAGACATTGACGACGACTGGGAATACGACGAGTACTGGTCAAAGTTCTTCTGAGCCTGTTAAGAAACGTATCTTCTACCCAGGTATGTATTATGTTGTTGACAAAGATAATAAGATACTTATGATTAGGTCGAAGCCTGAAGACCTTGAACAATATCACTTTGATGATACTGATACAATCTTATTCGGTATATCACCAAAGACATTGTTTAAAGAAGACTCAAAGCCTGATAAGATTACATTGGATTTCACCAACAATAAACTAATCATTGAAGGTTGTTCAGTAACTCTTAACAAGTGCGAATACGAGGGTAACGGAACCTATACACTTGAAAAAGAGGAGCTTGAAGAATGGGATAAACTCTTGACAGATTGTAAGAAGTGTGCTAAAGAGTTTGTGATGATTGGAACACCACCTATTAAAGGAGAATTGTTAAATGTCGAGTGAAAAAATTTTACAACAAATTCAATGGCTTGCTGACATGAATGGGTATGAGCTGACAAAACATGCACCAAAGATTGCAGCTGCTAAAGACCGTTTCTTCGGTGAGAAAGATTGGTTCAAGTGTCCTTGTGACCCTGATTCAGACCGCTCATGTATTAGTGAACACTGTCACCAAGATATAAAACGTGATGGACATTGTCATTGTAATTGTTACAAACTTAAAGGAGTTGATGATGACTGATAAAAAACCATTAACAATCTCTTGTGTTGTGTTTGAGTTTCCTAAAGGAACTACATTAAGTGATGTTATCAAAGATTTACAGTATGAAGAAGATGTACACTTTGATGACAAGCTTGTAGCAAACATGCGCATAGAGTTTTCAACAGTGTCTGAAGAAGAGTATTATGAAAGGAGTCCTATGAGATGAGTTATCAAGATATTATAGCAGCCTTTGTAGTAGGTTGTTTAGTAGGCTCTGGTGATATCTTTGGAGGGATTGTTGTAGGTCTTATCTATAACAAATTTCTTAGAGATGAGGAGTCTGATTAATGATATCATGTTTATTAATTATGATACAGAGTTGGTATCTGACTTTTACAGACGAGGACTTATTCAAATATCCTGCAAAGCTTGTACCAGCTGCACTGTCTGAGTTAATACTTGAAACAATATTATATAATTTATTGAAAGGATATTAAAATGGGATACTACTTGTTTGCAATTTTACCGAATGTTAACATATTGTTAACAGCGTTATTAATTATGGGTGCAATAGCCATGCTTGTTGCATTCGTGGCAACAGCTGATACAGACTATGCAAAAGAAGGTTTTAAGTTAGCAAAGTCTTTATTGTATATTGAAGTTGCACTAGGTCTGGTGCATACCTTTTTGCCATCACAGAAACAACTTGCCTTTATCATAGCTGCACCATATATTGTAGAGAATCAACAGTTGCAAGAAGCTGGTAAGAACTCTGCAGAGATTATAAAACTTGGTACAGAGTATGTTAAAGATGTTTTAACAACTGCAACAACTAATAAAGGAGAGTAATATATAGCTATGACATTGTTTGTAAAAGATGGAAGAACTTTTCAACAGGCTTGTAAAGACAATGGTCTCACCTTTTGGCAAGCCTACGATAAGATAAGGAAGTATGGTTACAGTCCTGATAAAGCTATTGAACACTGTAAAGGACTTAAAGAAGTTTATAAATGCCACGGTAAAACACTAAGACAATACTGTGGTGAACATAAAATACCTTATTCAAGTGTTATTAGTTATTATAAATTAGATGATAAAGAATCTTTTGAAACTATTGTTGATAAAGAACTTTATAAAAAGACTCTTAACAGTGATACCAAGTTCTGTAAAGATAAGGGTATCAAGTATTGTAACGCTAAAGCAAGACATTATTATGCCATTACTCATAAAGATTGTGATAAATCTTTTAAGGATTTCTGTAAAGATTATTACAAACTGTAACAAAGGAGGTTGTTGATGAAAAAGTTATTAATAAAACTGAAACGAAAACTGTGTCACCATAAATGGATTAGATACAATTGGGATTGTTACATCTGTGTCAAATGTGGAGCTGTAACAGACTGTTACAAGTCTTAACACCTATTACATCTGCACCCCTACGGGGATTGTAACAACCTTGAAAGGAGTTGTCAAGTAAAAAATGAAGAGGAATATAAAATTTTCTGATATAACTACACCACCTGTTGACAAATGGTTGTGTTTAGGCTATACACTTATTTCAATTTTAATTATATTGGGAGTAATCATGTGGCTGGCTACATAGAATTTCACAGAGATTGTCCAAACTGTGGTAGTCACGATGCTTTAACAGTCTTTTCAGATGGTGGAGCAAAGTGTTTCAGTTGTGGATGGGCTTGGAAAGATTTTTATCATAACAAAAAAGATGAAAGGAAGAGTGATATAGAGATAATGAAAGAGATTGTAGAAGATGCAGGAAGATTTCCTTCAGCAGGTATACCTGATAGAAATTTAACAGCTGAGACATGTAAGTTCTACGGTGTTAAAGTTATTGTCAGAGATGGAGGAATCGCTCAACATATTTATCCATACTATGACCACACTGGTGCAGTTGTGGCACAGAAGATAAGAACTGTAGAAGGTAAACAATTCAACTGGAGAGGTAACTCAACACGTGCTACACTCTTTGGACAGAATTTGTTTCCTGCTAAGGGCAAGTTTGTTACAGTGACAGAGGGTGAGATAGATGCTATGTCAGTGTATCAAATGTCTGGTGGCAAGTCTGCTGTGGTATCTGTAAGGGGTGGTGCTGAGTCTGCATTAAAAGAAATTAAAGCACAGTATCAATATCTTGACAGCTTCGATAACATCATTATATGTTTTGATGGTGATAAAGCAGGTATCAAAGCAGCTAAGAAAGTTGCAGAGATATTGCCACCAAAGAAAGTAAAGATTGTTAAGATGCCATTGGATTATAAAGATGCTAACGAGTTCTTAAAAGCTGGTAAGAGTAGTGACTTTAATAATCTATGGTGGAAAGCTGAGGAGTATAGACCTGATGATATTGTTAACTATTCTGATTTATGGGAACGTGTTAAAGACTTTAGTAAGACGAGAACATACTTGCCTACGCCTTGGGAAGGTCTCAATGAAAAGATTTGTGGCTTCCGAGAAACACAGTTGATAACTATTGCAGCTGGTACAGGTATGGGTAAGTCTGCATTCCTGAGAACAATTATGAACCACTATCTTAAAACAACTGATTTAAAGATTGGTGCAATGTTCTTAGAGGAAGTTGCAGAAGATACAGTTGTATCAATGATGTCACTTGAAGCTGGATTAAATCTACGCAGACCTGAGATATGGAAGGCACAGAGTGAAGCAAACTTAAAGAAATGGTTTGAAGAATCTGGAGCAAACAGGCGTATTGAATTGTATGATGGCTTTGACTTCGATGATATAGATTTGTTAATGGATAAGATAAGGTATTTAAACAGGGCCAGAGACTGTAAAATAATTATTCTTGACCACTTAACAATGGTGATTGACGATGCTGAGAATAGTACACAAGCATTAAACAAATTGGTTGCAGACTTGAAGAAGATTGCAGTCGAGCTTGGTATAATTATTATCACAGCGTGTCACCTACGTAAGGCACAGAACGCTGCTAAACAAACTGAAGAGGGTGGTAGAGTTACGCTTGATGACTTGAAACAATCTTCATCAGTGAAGCAGTTGTCTGATATAGTGATAGGGTTGGAAAGAAATGGTCAGTCTGACAATCCTGTTGAGGCTAACACAACTAAGATAAGAGTGTTGAAAGACCGTGACTTTGGTAGTAAAGGTGTAGCAGCTGCTGCAGTTTATGAGAAAGAAACAACACGACTTATTGAGGTATCTTTGGAGGCTTTTGATGCCGAGGACATTTGAGTTAAATATTAAAGGAACTTCGTACACAAGCCGTGAATGGGGTATCCGAATTTTGCATGAACCTGATACAGTTGTTGATGACCGTGGTGGTGGTACTCAATATGCTGATATTAAAGATGGGTTCAGAATATCATCAGTTAACTTCCCAGATGTTGAAAGAGGTCTGAATATAGTATCTAACAGACCTGACCTAACTTTTTTCATATGGGGTAGTGACCGTGCCAGAGACCACAACATATTCTTTCTTGTTGGTGATGAGCTTGTTGCTCTCTTGAAACATGTGAAGATATGGTGTAGTCTAAACAGATATGAATTTAAAATTAATGAAAGGATTGTGATGAAATGTTTACAGTAGATTGGTTAAACTTTAGTAAGAATTGTCGTCTCTTTGTTAAGAATGAAGGGCCAGAAGATGTTACAGATATTGTTAATTATCGTAATGAAGATAGTGGTAGAAAAATTATAGTGCGTGGCACAAGATTCAGTGACTTTCAAACTGATGGCAATCGAAACAAGTGGGTAGTTCCTGGCAATAGCACGTATCAATATTGTGAATGGTATTGCAACAACTGGTATAAGAGATGTGAGAAACTTTTTGTCTTGACAAAATATTGTGAAGCTCTTAATATACCATTGAAAATTAGATTTGGTAGTGAACATAGAGTTCCTTTAACAACTAAGACGGGGAAAATATATGCGTGTTATCTGTGATATTGAGGCCAATGGTTTAACGCCTGATAAAATCTGGTGCTGTGTTTGCAAAGATGTAGACACAGGTGAGTTTACAATTTTTAGAGATGGAGATGCAGATAAATGTAAAGAGTTTTTTGATAGGTGTGATAAAGTCATTGGTCATAATTTCATAGGTTATGATGCAATATGGTTAAACAAGTTGTGGCATGTTGGTCTTAAGATTGATAAGATTATTGACACACTTGTATTGAGTAGACTCGGCAACAGCTTTAGGTCTGGTCACAGTCTTAGAGATTGGGGAGAGTTTTTAAAATGTTATAAGAGCCATCATGAAGACTGGTCTAAGTGGTCTTTAGAGATGGAGTTATATTGTAAACAAGATGTTGAAGTAACGCACAAGGTGTATGAGTATCTGAAGAAGGAACTCAGAGGTTGCACCAAGGATGCTGTAGTGTTGGAGCATTGGTCACAGGCTGTGCTAGAACAACAGCGTATCCATGGCTTCTTGCTTGATAAAGAACTTGCATTGAAGACTAAGGAAGAGATTGATAAAGAATACTTCGACATCATATGTAAGCTGCAACAGTTGTTCCCACCACGTAAAGTAGTTGTTGCAGAGTGGACAGCGAAGCGTAATAAGTTTGGAGAACTGAATGCGGTTAGTAAAAGAATTATTGAATCTGGTATGGTTGAGCATATTAGTGGTGACAATTATAATCGTCTGGAATATAGAGAGTTTTGTATCGATAGTCCTAAAGAGATTGTTGAACGATTAGAAGGATATTGGTCACCAGTTATATTCACACCAACAGGTCAACCTAAAGTATGTGAGGAGAATTTAAACACATTAAGAGAAGATGCACCACCTGAACTACAGTTGATAAAGAGATGTAAAGTGTTGAAGTCAAGGTCGACACTGATACAATCATACTTTGATGCCTGTGGTGAGGATGGTAGAGTGCATGGACAAGTTGTATCCATCGGTGCAGGCACTCATAGAATGGCACACATTAAACCCAATACTGGTAACATACCATCGAAAGGTATATATGGTGCTGTATGTAGACAGATGTTCACAGTAGCCAAAGGCCGCAAACTAGTTGGTTGTGATGCTGCTAACATACAGCTACGAGTGCTTGCCCACTACCTTAATGACCAAGAACTTATTTATCAGATTGTTCATAAGGATATGCACTATTACTTTTCACAAATCTATGGTCTGAATCCACCTGATAAAGACTATGATGAAAGCAATCCTGACATGGTAGCAGCACGTAAGAAAGGTAAGACTGCAACATTTGCCATCATCATGGGTGCAGGTGTTAAGAAGATTGGTTTAGTGTTAGGCGATGCCAAAAGAGGTGAAGCAGCCTTTGAAGGATTGAAGAAGAACATTAAAGGTTGGAGTAAATTTAAAACAGAGCTTGAATACAGAGCACGTATAGGATACTTTATAGGACTTGATGGTAGAAAGATACCACTGAAGAATGCTCACTTCGGTATGTCTTCATATCTGCAAGCAGGTGAAGCAATCATTATGAAGAGAGCTATGGTAGAGTCTTATAAAGAAATTAAATCTCTTGGCTTAGATGCGTATCAAGTTGCCATCGTGCATGATGAAATGCAATATGATTGTGCAGAGGATGTAGCAGAACAGGTAGGAGAGATTTTAAAGAAGCACATCATTGAAGCAGGTGTCTATTACAAACTGAGATGTCCTCTCAATGGTGAATATATGATTGGCAACAATTGGTTGGAGACACACTGATGCCTAAAGATGATATGGAAACTGCTACAATGAATGTAATGTTTGATGGAAGTGAGGAAAAAGATGACAACGAGGATGATATTTATAACACCTTTGACAATTCTGGAAGAGCTGATAGCAATGTTTCCAGAAGAGCGTTGGGGACTATCAAAAGTTTCAATATTATCAAACTTGATAGAGACAAGTAAATTGTATGGTAGATGTTTTGTTATAGGTTATAATGATTCTGGAGAATTAACAGTACGTTCGGATGCCTCCTTTCGGTAGTAGCCAGCCCTGCTGCTATACTTATCCAACCTGCTAGAGCTTCGGCATCCATGCATATTTTCATCGTGAAGTCAAGGTTGGAACAGGGCTATTGTATTAACTTTGTAACGGGTGAAGCATATCGGAAGGTATGTTTTCCTGAGACTGAAATAGGGGCAGTCAAGGGTCTTGTCACACCCGTTACTAATTTTTTATAGGAGTGTAAAATGGTAAAGAGAAAACAAAAGCTTGAGTGGAAACCAGTTGCTAAGAGCAAGACAAATGATTGGTCAAGACTTGATACAATTCTTGTACTCGCTGCATTAGTTTTGTTAGGAGTCTACATATGGCTAAATTAAAGTTTTATTACGGTACAATGGGTGCTGGTAAAACAACTGAAGCATTGAAGACATTTGAAATCTATCGTCGTAAAGGTCGCAATCCACTTATTGTTAAACCTACAACAGATGATAGAGAGGGTAAATATGTTGGGTGGGGACTTATAAAAAGTAAGTTGATACCTGAACAAAGACCTTGTTTTTATGTTGACAATGTTATGAATCAGTTGTATAATTCTGCTCCCCAACCGTACGGTCTTTTAATAGTGGATGAAGTACAATTCTTCAAACCTGATGACATAATTTCTTTATCGTCTATAGTGGATTACAAAGATATTGATGTAATTTGTTATGGATTAAAAACAGATTGTAGAGGTAAGTTGTTTGAAGGTGCAGCACAATTGTTAGCAATTGCTGATGAGACCAAAGAACTTGATAACTTATGTGACATCTGTGGTAAAGAGAATGCTAACATGCATCTGCGATACACAAATGGTGAAATAGATTACGAACCAGAATCAATCAAGGTTGAGAAAGGTAATGTAAAATATAAATCAGTGTGTCGTAAATGTTTCACCAAGGAGATGTTATAATGGAAGTCAACAGCTTTATTATAATTTGTCTTATTGCAATAACTGTATTTGAATTATGGAGGAACTGTCGTGACAACTACCGTTAAAATTTCAGGAATTGATTACAAAGTTGATTCATTTGAACCAGATGTTGATAGGAATCTTATGGGCAGGTTGCAATACGACACTGCTCAAATATTTGTAAGAAAAGATTTACCATTTGATAAACAGATGGAAACACTTCTTCACGAAGTTATTCACGTTGTTTATATGAACACAGGTTTACAACCCGGTGACGAAGAGGAGAAGGTTGTTACAGCTATATCAAGTGGTGTGTTCCAATTTTTAAAGGATAACGCAGATGTTTTCAGAATATCATAAGATTGAAACACCCTTTGAAAGAGACGTTGACGGCTCTAAGAAACTTATTGAAGGTCAGTTCAGAAGTAAGTATATAGAGCAGTTAAAGGATTGTCAATGGGTGTTCACAGAGAAGATTGACGGCACCAATATCAGAGTGTGTTGGGATGGTCACAGCTTCTCTTTCAAAGGTAGAACAGATAAGGCACAACTTCCTGCAGGTCTTGTCTTACGTTTGGAACAACTGTTTCTTAATGATACAATGGAAGAAATGATTGAACAAATGTTTGGTGACAAGGAAGTAATGCTCATTGGTGAGGGTTATGGAGCAGGTATTCAAGCAGTTGGTAAAGACTATAAAGACGATGGTCAAGACTTTATCTTGTTTGATGTGCGTGTGAACGGTATGTATTTAGACCATGACAACGTTGTACAAATTGCAACAGCTCTTGGTTTAGATATGGCACCAGTTGTATTGACTGGTACAATTGATGACGCTGTGAAATTAGTGAAATCTAATCCTGTGTCATTACGTGGAACCTGTGTTATGGAAGGTGTTGTAGGTCGTTTACGCTATAACATGTATGATAACAGAGGTAACAGAATGATTGTTAAAATTAAATGTAGGGATTTTGAAAAAAGTTCTTGACAAAGATATTTTTACAATCTATAACATAATTGTTAATAACATTTAAGGAGTATGCTATGGCTGATTTACAGTCTATTACATTAAAAGATGTCGAACTTCGTTGGGCCCACCTTGCAGAGCCTTCAACAAAAGGTGAGTTCGCTTCTAACAAGTATGAAGTTCTTGTAGTCATGGATAAAAAGAATGCTGATGCTGTTAGCAAGCTGAAGGCACCTAACCAAGACTTGAAAGAACTTGATGGAGGCTTGTATGGTATCACCCTTAAGTCTTCTAAGAAACCTAAAGTTTTAAACAAGCGTAAAGAGCGTTTAACAGATGACGAGTTGAAAGCAATTGGTAATGGTACTCGTGCAATCGTAAAGGCAAATCAATACGTAGGGTTTAAAGGCAAGGTCTTCTTAGGTCTTAATGCAGTAATGATTACAGATCTCCATGAATACGAAGGTGCAGACCCGTTTGCAGATATTGAGGTAGATGCTGACGACTCTACATCAGATGATGACGACCTTATCTGATGATATCTACAAAGTAATTAATGGTGAAGTAAGTGTCGATGACATCTCGTATGAAGAACTTGCTGAAAGTATTGCTACAACTATTCGTACGAGATTGTCAGACACCGAACCAGTTCGTAAAACATTAGGCCTATCGTCAGTAGGCAAACCGTTAAGAAAGTTATGGTATGATTTTCACGGTGATGAAGAACTGGTGAAGCCTGATGCAACCATGCGACTGAAGTATTTATTCGGTGACATTATTGAGGACCTATTATTGTGGCTTGTTAAAGTATCTGGACACACTGTTACAGATAGACAAAAGGAAGTAGAATGCTGTGGTGTGGTTGGTCACATTGATAGCATCATTGATGGAGAAGTTGTAGATATTAAATCAGCTTCACCAAAGAGCTTCTTAAAATTCCTTGGTGGTTCCCTACCAGATGATGACCCCTTCGGGTACCTTGCACAGATTACTGCATATGATAAAGTAACTGGTAAAGGACATCCAGGATTCCTTGTAATGAATAAAGTAACAGGTGAGATTTGTGAATACAGACCTGATCCAGACTTTGATATGCCTGATGTAAAGCCTATCATCGAGAAAGCTAAGGAAGTTGTGGCAAGTGATACACCACCAGATGAATTATGTTACGAACCTGAACCAGATGGTGCAAGTGGTAACATGAAACTGGCAAAAGGTTGTAGCTACTGTCCATTTAAACACCACTGCTTCCCTAATCTAAGAGCGTTTAAGTATGCTAATGGGGTGAGATACTTGACGCATGTTGAAAAAGAACCCCGTGTTGAGGAAATTACAAATGATCAAACAAATCAAGACGACTTGGAGACCCTTCCTGAAATTGACTGAGGTTGTTATTCAACCTGGTGACAAACCTGAAGACCCGCAAAAGATTGTTGAGACTGGTAACGAGTTTCATCTGAATGTATTAGATGTTCCGCATATCATCAGCAATCCAAACTTCACAGCTCTTGTCTATGATCATCATACAATCCTTGTAAAAGAATCTGCTAAGGATATCTACAAGGCTGTTGATAAGATGGTTGAAGAAGAACAAGAGCGTAAAAAGAAACAAGCCGAAGAGTATATGAAAGCTACTCAACAACGTGTAGCAGATACAGCTAAGGTTGTTAACATTGCTAATAACAATGGTGGAGATGTTGCATAATGGATATGTTGGTTATTTCTGATTCACATATTTCACCAGATAGGCCAACTGAAACATATTGGTCTAAGCTTGGTGAGTATGTAGTAAAGAACAAACCAGAATACATTATTCATCTAGGAGACGTAGCTTGTTTAGATTCGTTAGCACATTTCACCAGTTTAAGAGGTGACTTTACTACCGATGAAGAACTTGCTTGCGTTGTGAAACACTTAAGGGCATTTGAAGACAAGATATCATCTGAGCAAGAACGCAATAGATGTATGAAAAAGAAGATATACAGACCTATTAAAGTTCTTTGCTTAGGTAACCATGATATTCGTAAAGATTGCACGGAGATTGAACGAGTATTTAAAGAACATGGTTGGGTAGTTGTACCATATCTTGAGCCAATACAAATACAGGGTATTACATTCTGTCACTGTATGCCTAGAAGAAACTCTGACACGATGTGCACAACAGCAGAAGAATTGTTACAGACGTGGCACGCTAATATTGTAGTTGGTCACAGTCATGTGCAAGACTATGCAGAGTCATACAATGTTAGCACAGGTAAACTTATCAGAGCTATCAAATGTCCTTGTTTCACAAGCTGGCCACCACAGTATACAGGCTTTGGACACCTGTCTTGGCCATTGGGATGGTTGGAGATAACGGTTGATCCATTTGAATTTACTTGGAGGAATATAGAATGCCTTTGGAAGTAGTAGATTTACTGGATCGTATCGAAGATATCTATGATATCGAGGATGTTCTTTACATCATTGGTAAGGATAAGCGTTGGTTATTAAAGAAGTTGTTGCCGTTGATTATGAAACATGCGGAGGACTTTGAATGAACAAACGACATCTTTACCTAGGTATTGATCCAGGTCGTAATGGTGCTTATGCATTCATTGATGATAATAATAATGTGATATCGTTAGGTGATATTGATGGTATGTATTCATACTTGATTCGTACCTGTATCATTGATGATTTCAATTATTACACTGGTTGTGTAGAAGATGTTTGTGGAAGACCGGGGCAGTCCTGTCAATCAAATACAACATTCATGAAGCTGGCTGGTAAGGCTGAGCTATTGGCTGAAGTAATTTGTGACGGGGTTACCCTAGTCAAGCCACAGGTTTGGAAGAAATCTTTTGGACTTATTACATCTTCATCATTAACTAAAACACAAAAGAAACATTTATCAATAGACTTGGCCAAGCGTCTTTTCCCAGCTGTTGCAGATCAGTTAACAGCTAGTAAAGATGGTAGAGCTGAGGCATTATTGATAGCATTATATGGGAAAAACTTATGGCAAATGAAACAATCAATGTAAAACAAAGCATTGAAGAATATATGTATCAAACTGATTGGAGAGTGAAAGCAAATGCTAACCAGTCTTATTCAGTTGGAGGCATGATTTTAAATGTTGTTGGTAAAGTTGTTGCTAACTATTGGCTTAATGAAGTATATCCTGAAGCTGCAGCAAGGTGTCACAGAAATGGTGACATCCACATACACGATCTTGACTTTCTTGGTGGGTATTGCTGTGGTCATAGTTTAAGAGCTTTGTTACAGGAAGGTTTTGCAGGTGTTGCAGGTAAGACATCAGCCACACCACCTAAACATTTCTCTGCAGCTCTTGGACAGATGGCGAACTTCTTAGGAACTATGCAAAATGAATGGGCAGGTGCACAAGCCTTCTCCAGTTTTGATACATTCCTTGCACCGTTTGTTGCAGCTGATCAACTAGACTACAAGCAAGTTAAGCAAGAATTACAAGAGTTTGTTTACTGTTGTGGCACATCATCACGATGGGGTGGACAAACTGTGTTCAGTAATATCACGCTTGATATCAAATGTCCAGATGATTTAAAAGATAAACCAGTTCTTATTGGTGGTGTCGATACTGGCACAACTTATAAAGACTATCAAGAGCAGATGGATATGATTAACATGGCTTTCCTAGATGTGATGTCAGCTGGTGACAAGGATGGAAGACCGTTTACATTTCCTATACCTACATACAATATCACAAATGATTGGGACTGGGATACACCAGTTGCTAACAAGTTGTTTGAAGTTACTGCAAAGTATGGTTATCCGTATTTCAGCAACTATATCAGCTCTGATATGCAACCATCAGATGTAAGAAGTATGTGTTGTCGTCTTCGTCTTGACCTTAGAGAGTTGTTAAAGAAAGGTAATGGTTTGTTTGGTTCTGCCGAACAGACTGGTTCCATCGGTGTTATCACCCTTAACATGGCCCGTATAGGTTACTTGTTTAAAGACAGTTACCCAGTTAACTACAACGAGATGAAGAACCATATCAGAGATTTGTGCGTGATTGCAAAGGATGCATTAGAAGTAAAGAGACAGTTCTTAACAGAGCGTTTAGAGGCTGGATTCTATCCTTTCACCAAGCGTTGGTTAGGAACTTATAGAAACTTCTTCAGTACTATTGGTGTCAATGGTATGAATGAAATGATTATGAACTACACACGTGGTCTTGATGATATCACCACAGAAAATGGTAAGGATATGGCAGCAGATATCTTAGACTTTATCAGAGGGTTGATGGTAGAGTTTCAAAAGGAGACAGGACACCTGTACAATCTTGAAGCAACACCTGCTGAAGGTGCTACCACACGCTTTGCAAGGGAAGATATCAAACGCTATCCAAACATTATACACGCTGGTACAGATGATGCACCGTATTATACAAACTCATCACAGTTGCCAGTGGGTTACACAGATGATCCATTTGAAGCATTGGATTTACAAGATGAATTACAATGTAAGTATACAGGTGGTACAGTGTTGCACCTATATATGAATCAACGTATGGCATCTGGTGAAATCTGTAAACAATTTGTAAAGAAGGTGTTGACAAATTATAACTTGCCTTATATAAGTGTGACACCAGTATTTAGTATTTGTCCTAAACATGGTTATGTTGCAGGTGAACACAAGTTCTGCCCAATATGTGACCACGAATTTGAAGCACAACGTTTAATTAAGGAGAACAAAGAATGTTAAGTGAGTTTGAGAAAGCTGTATTAAAGAACAATCAAATCAATGAAGACGATGTAGAAGGTGTTAGCACCACCTATGAAGTCACTATGAAGGATGGCACCAAGCATCAGCTATGTGAAGTGTATACACGTGTTATGGGTTATCTAAGACCTAAGTCAGAGTTCAATGTAGGTAAACGTCAAGAGCACAATGACAGAACTTTATTCAGTAATGATAAGGTAGGTGACTAATGCCTGTTGAAGCTTGTGTAGTACATGTTGAGTATCTTGACGACTATGATAAAGCTTGGGGACACCTAGCAACCAACACAATTTACGATGCTGGTTACGATTTGAGAGCATGCTGTGACGCTCTGTTAGAGCCTGGAGAGTATGCTCTCATCCCTTTAGGGATTAAGACAAGCTTTTCAAAAGGATACGAAGCACAGCTAAGAGCTAGGTCAGGGCTTGCTCTCAAGCATGGCATAGGTCTTGTCAATGGTGTTGGCACAATTGATGCAGGTTATCGTGGAGAATGGGGAGCACTTATCATCAACAATGGTAAAGAACCTTTCTACATTAACAAAGGCGATAGAGTGTGCCAAGTAGTGTTTAACAAACTGCCAGATACTATCATAGTTACAGCAGAACATGTTGAAGCTGATGCAGATCGTGGCGGTGGTTTTGGATCAAGTGGAGTGAAGTAATAGATTTGCACCAGTTGGTCTTGTTTTATAAGACTTTTTGGAGAAAATATATGAATAGAAGTGAATGTTTAGATAAAGCTAAAGAGATTGTCAACGGTGCTCGTCAAGAGAACTATGGCAAACCTGAGAAGAACTTTAAACAGATTGCAATATACTGGTCCGTATATCTTGACCATGATGTATCAGCAACTGATGTAGCTTTGATGATGGTGTTGATGAAGTTGGCACGATTGCAGAACAAACCTGATCATGATGATTCATGGATTGATATAGCTGGTTATGCTGCCAATGGTGCAGAGCTTGCAACATATCGTAATGAAGTTAATGATGCATTTGATAAAGCTTTCTTTGACCAAGCTATTGCAGGGGAGTTACCAGACTGGGCAAAGGATGAAAAAGACTCTACCAAGTCTGATAAAGCATTGTTGGATAAATGGGCAGAGCATAATAAGATTAGTGTAAAGTTTGATACATCACCTGTAGAATGTAAGGAGCTGAAATAATGGTTGATATAACAATGTGCAAGGTTGATGAATGTCCTTTAAGAGAGAACTGTTTCAGATATCTTGCTAAAGCTGCTGACTATCAAGCTTACTTTATTCTCAAACCTGAACAGATTGATAAAGTAAAACAGACCGAGAAGTGTGATGAGTTCTGGCCTGTCAGTAGTGAAGAAGAAGTTGAAAAACTAAATCGTTATTGGGCTGATTGAAGTATTGTATCAAGTTGAATCATACATTCAACAGCGTCACCATACGTTTCTACATACTGTCTACAATTGTTATAGGGTGTGCTACTTGTTGTGGTGCACCCTATCAATAATTGCATCAGGAATAGCAGCGTGATAACAGTCACAATTGTCTTTAACTTTAACATATTTAATCTTCTCTCTTATTTCTGTAACAACTTTAGAAGACTCTTGGTTAGCCTTGTTAAAAGTAATCATCGTCTGCTGAAGTTTTTTAAACTCTTTCTTCTGCTCGATGTTACTGTTGACAGACCAACCAAGAGCTATAGCCAGGAGTATACAAGCTATGTAAGGGTAGATACGAGACATTACTCAGTCTCTTCATCATGCAGTTGTGATATCTTTCTATCAGCTTCAGTTGTTGCAGATAGTGCTTTTTGAACAGTGTTGCCTTCAGTTATAAAAGTTCCTTTGTAACTATTGGGAACATATTGTAAATCTTTAGTATTCTTAAACAGTTTTATAAAAGATATCTTTGTTTCAACTGGTACATCGTGTTTAGCATTCAATGTTTTTTCTAAATCTTTTAAATGATTTATGTTATCAGCTGTCCAATCTACTCCATCATCTGTAAAGCCTAGTTCAAGTTGTGTTCCATCTGTACTAACCTTATAACCAATTGCTTTAGGATTACCCATTATACTTGTAGAGTTTGCAATTTGAAATGTTTGATTAATAAGATTACGATCTATTAAAAGTCTAGGAAGATGACTTAGTATCACACATGTCTGTGCTGCTTCATCTGTTCCTGTATGTCTTTTACATTTCAAGTATTGTTCACCAATGTTTAATGACTCGACATTTCTTCTAACAGTTTCTACATCTGACAGAGTTGAAATCTGCCCAGGTTTTGTATACATATATGAAGCAGTCTTTGTGGTGTCATTAATTAAAGTTGAATCAGCTAGCCCTTGATCTACTAAGGTTGGAGCATTACGCATACGTCTTGCAGAGATTATACTTAAAGCTGCTTCAGGATCTTTTACACCTGTTATATTCATAGCAGTTACAGCATCTTCAGGTGAATATCTCACATTGCTATTGCTGTCTACGTATGTTCTGGACTTGGTATCAAATGTAATATTGTTATCTCTATTCATCAAAGATTGTGCTAGTTTTTCTATTTTAAATACGTCTTTTGGATTACCTGCTGCAACTTGACCAAGGTTAATACCCAATGAAAGCATCTGTTGATATTGTGGGATGTCTATGAAATACTCAAGCTGTTTCTGGTTTACTTGATTTTCAAGAACATTGTTAGCAACATCTGCACTAGTTTTATGCATCTTATTGTAGCTTTGTAAAAACCCTCTTGCATTCATTCTTACAAGAGCTACATCAACATAGCCTTCAGCTAAGTTTCTTGGCATAATTCTTGACAAGTTGTTTATAGACTCTGTTCTCAGTGCTTGATAATCTGCTACATAGTTTGTTCTATCTGTAGGATTCAATGGAGTTGATGCGAATGCTGATATTCTTGAAAGAACATTTATCTTAGCCATATCGATACCACTGTTGTGCATATTATCCATAGCAGTAGCTCTTTGTTCATCAGTTGTCCAAGGACTTCTGACAGTTGCTTCAGCTTCTCGATATAGATCTACGTCTTTACTAGCCTGTACAACTAGCTGATAGCTTTTATTTGGATTCATTGTTTTCAAACTAGGAACAGCTTCCTTCATTGCTTTAAAGTTTTCATAGTCTGCTTTATATCTTTCTTTATCCATATCTATTTGTGATTCACCAGCTGCTTTAAATCCTAAGCCATACCTATCAGCAGCTGTATGCAGAGAGCTTACATCAATAAGATCTGGATAAACATTTCTAAAGGTATTAAACAGGTTATACACATCTTCTTGAGCCTGTTCTCTAGAATATGTATTAGGTTGTTGGTCAAGTCTATTATAAATAGATTGTAACCTGCCATCAAAGTCTGACATAACTGCTCTACGAAGACCCTCTTTATTTTCTTTAGAGTTCTTTTCTTTCTCTTTATCTAATTCTAATCGTCTTAATCCAAGATCTCTAGTAGACCAAGCATTGTAAGAATCTATAGCAAGCTTTTTATTGTTATAGTCTACATCATCTGCATGAAATTCCCTTTCACGAGCATCACGCATTGCTTCAAGCTCACGCATTCTTGCATCTTCCATTTCAGCAAGACCAAGTCTGAACTCTCTATCTGCTTCACCTTCTAACTTCTTTGCTTCAAGTTCTTGAGAATGTATGAAAGCATCTCCAATAGGTGTAAGATCTATGTTAAAATTGTAATTACCTTTAGGCAGACTTGGGGCAGCAGGTGTCGGTGCTTTAATACCAGCATAGTATGTTACACCTGGTGCAAAATTACCACGTCCTTGAAGGTTTGTTGCTTGTTTGTATAAAGGCATTTATGTTACTCCTGTGTATTGTTCATCATTTGATTGTATAAGAAATATTCTACTTTTGATAATCCTGTTGCAGCATCTCTGTCGCCATAATTATGAATAAGATTCCAAACTTTTCTATCATATGTTTTCTCTAATTGTGGCAATAGATCTTGTACAAATTTTCTACCATCTGCAGTTGCTTGTTCTAATTCATTTTTCAATGTTGAGTAAGCAATCACAGAATCAGCAGACGGACTTGGACCATTAGAATACTGACCCATCTCATCTACAAGCGGTTTAATATTGTCGTTAATATAGTCATCAATGGTATCAAGATATAGTTTTGTCCTACCTTTTGCTGTTGCTATTTTATGAGCTTCAATAGGTTTAATACCAAAATACAATAAGGCTGAATCCCATGTAGACATTTCATCTTTAAGTATTTCACCATACTTATTTATGTAGTGGCCAGTTGCTAAAGCATACATTGCAGCTGTTGTATTCTGGATAGAGGTTGGTTTAGGTAAACTGTGTATTCTTCTCAAGAAGCCAACAACATTACCTACATCTGTCTGTGGTTGTACAAGCTGTTTAATTGTTCCAAAGATACCTGTAGCCATTGGTACAAGATTTGACATAGGAACATCCGGCAGCTCTCCTTGTCTGTTGATAATAGTATCTATGACATCAATGACAGCTTTAAATGGTGCTAACATTTCTGGTCCTTCTTGGAAACTGTAACCAAGTTGTTCACTCATTAAACCAATACCACCCTCAACTAATAAGGTTTGTGCCCATTGTGGCATACCTACACTAGCTGCTCCGTTATAAAACATTGGTGCAAAATCTCTATCAGTTATACCAGATAATCCCCACAGCATGGTTAAAGCTGCTAATAGTTGTACTCTAACTGGTACAGTTCTTCCATGTTTTACAACTTTACCATTTTTAACTACATCTGGTTTAACTATCTTGTCTATATTTTTTAAAGGTTTGCCAAAGATTGCACCAATTGTACCCATTGTATAAGTCATAAGGTTAATCATTAAGCCACCTATAATATTCTTTTGCAGCTTGCTGGTGTTTGCTTTAGTTGCATTAAAGTTTAAAGCATCTGATACAAGTGCTATCTCTCTAAACTTCTCTGCTTCAGACATTAGTTTAAATTCTGATTTATTTTTTAATAATGTAAAAGCTGTTACATCACAAACCAGGTTAGAGATATCAGTACCTTTAGCAAACGGTAACAAGTTCAATGATTCCAAACCGTTTAATGCTTTTAATAACATTCGTGTGCCAGCTATTTCAGATCTGTTTTTAACTTGCCCAAATGTACCATAATGCTCCATGTATTTAACAAGCAGCTTAACATCGTCTGTATTAAACCCATTCATTTTTAAAGCAAACTGAGCAATAACATTATCAAAACCGCTAGGATCGTGTCGAGCTGCATATGCTGGTAAAACAACAGACAATCTTCCAAGAGCTTCCATAGTTTCTGTAGGATATGTTGCCATTAGATTTATAATTTGAAGAGGTTGTTTCCAGATCTGTGACATATTGGTTAAACCAAGTAACATATGAAATACAAGAGCTTGTGCAGCACGTACAGGGTTTACATTCTTCAATCTATCAAGCTGTGAAAGGGCCCACCAAGGCACGTTATATCTTTCTAAACTACCTTGTAAAGAAGTGATAGCATCGTTCATAAAATTAATAACCATCATATCTGCTTTAGTAGGTGTCGAAGTTAAATTCAACATAACATGTTGCATATGTGAAGCTGCTCTTGCAAGTCTTTTTTCTTTAGCACCAAGCCTTGTTGCAGGCTTTACAGGATTGTATAACATCAGTTGTTTGCCTGACATTTTATTTACATCAACACCAACAGGAACATCTAATACACTCATGAAATGATTTTTATAATACTCACCTTGTGTTTCTAACAGTGGTTCCAGATTTCTACCGTATGCAATACGTTGAGCAAGCTTTTGAAATACATTCTCAAACCTTTCCAAATGTTTGATACCACCATTGACATCGTTCAAAATACTTCCACGTTTTCTATAATATCTGGAAGAGTATTTCAACAGATCTATCTTAGCTGAATCAGATGAATAAGATTTATACATCTCCGGTAAGCCAGTGGTGTTAGCAGGATTTTCATTGTGTAAATAAACACCAGCAACTGCTTTAGGATCTAGATCACCGTCAGGATTTTTCTCAGACCTAATCAGTTTATCAACTTCAACAGCTGTTCTAGCATTGAATACCTCAAAGTTTTCTGCATCTAATAGTTCTTGAAGCTCTGGTAACTTTCCTTTGGCTTTGTTCCAGAGTGATACAGCTTTGTTAAGTTCATCAGCGTATTTCCTAACTTGCGCTAGATCGTCACCAGATGCAAGAGTTTTAACACCCCAATAAGATCTACCGTCTCCGTATATTTCTCTGCCTTCTTTGACAAAATATTCACCACTTTGATACGCTCGAATACCTCCTTCAGCATATGGTAAAACGTCATAGCGGATTGGTAAACCGTATTTAGAAGTATCTTTATCAAGAATGTAGTTATAATTAAGTTCTTCCATAGTTCCATCTTGAGGAGCCACTTCATAAAGATGATATCCTTTATCAATATAATTCTTTTTTATATAATCGCCAGAAGCATTTGAAGAATTGAAGCGTTTTCTTTTTTCATCTCCATTAACTCTTATCTCCATACGACTAAAGTCTTTAGATTTTAAAATACCTGGGTCCACTTCTTTAGTAATAAGACCTGAAGCAGAACCTGAATAACCTTCTTTAACATACTTATCATATAAATTAGAATTATCAACCATCCAAGCAGCATCATTAACTTCTTTCCAAGTCTTGTATCCAACTTTAGAACTCTCTGGTAAATACATTAAAGAGAGATCATCATCATTATACCATATACCTAATCCATAGTTATCATTCTGACCTTGCTCAATAAGTTCTTGCAAAGCTGAAGAAGCTTCTGAAGTAGCTGGTAACTTATTTTTTACATATTCATTGATAATGTTTTCAGTTGCTACACTTTCTCTTAGAGCTGCAACATTATACTTCTGAGCAGCAACAGGCACACCATCAGTTCTAGCAACAACGTCACCAACTGGTCCATACTTTGGAACCCAGTCTTCAACTGATTGAGAACCTGCTTTAGTTAATTCAGTTGTATCAAGCTTTTCAGGAAGTTTTTCTAAAACCTTTGAACCGCTTGATTCGATAAGTGCTCTATTAAATGCTCTGCTAATATTTGCCATGACTTTTCCTTAATATTTTTACATATATTACAACAATATATTACATATGTCAATCAATTTGTTCATACATTCTTGTTTCTACTAGGTGATACTTATCCTTAATACCACTTGGAACTATTCTGTCATTATGTTTCCACTTCTTGAGTTTACTGTAATCGACTTCCTTAGCTTCTTTCCAGCTTTCTCCCACACTTTCATAATAGAATTTATTGATGTAGTCTTCAAAAAGCTTTTGTTCTTTCTTATTAGTGTATACTTGTGGAATATTCCAAACATCATCGTTTTCTCTAGCAGCTTCTTCAATTTCTTTTACTTTGTCTTTAGCTATCTTCTTAGAATCTTTAACAATCTCTTTATTAATAGCTTCTATATCTTTACGATTGTTTTGTAAAGCTGTCTCAATCTCTTCACCAATTTGTTTTCTGGTTTTACCTTCTACGATCCGTTTTGCAACAATTCCTAAGCCACCTTCTTCTTTGTCTAGATCTACTATAACATCGTCATAAGAAACTCTTGTCTTGCCGTTCAAATCTGTAGATGGTCTGTTTTCTAGATCATAACTTGCTTTACCAAACAGTTCATGTTTCTTTCTTAGAGCGCCTTTTAAAGTAATACCTTCACCTTTCTTACCCTTACCATAATAAAGCATTTCACCACCGTCAATAAGTTCTGCTTTAAACGGTAAACGTCTTGCTTGTTCTGATGTCATTTCTACAAGCTTTACATACAACTGACCAGGCCCTCTTTCAACAATGACAGGTATTTGGTTTTCTTTTAAAAGCTGTGCCCATCTTGATAAAGCTATTTCTGCTTGTCTATAACTATTGAAAGGTTGTGTACCATCTGCACCATTACCTAAGTAAACTACTTTAGCTCCATCAACAGTTTCATCAATGTCAGAAACTCTTAAAGGTGTGCCCATATCATCAGCAAGATCTACTGCTTTAGCTTTTAACATAAATTCTGCAGATGCAACATTAGAATGAGTACCACTACCAAGAACTCTATAACGACCATGGAACATTCCGTTACCTGTTGCTTTATCCCATACAGCTTGCCAAACCATACCTTTAGGTGTTTCACCTGATGCATGTGCGTATCTATTTGCTTCAGCATTAACAGATTCTTTACTAAGACCTGTATTAACATTGTTAGGATTAGATTTCTTTAGCACTTGTCCTGAAACTATTTCACCCTCATAGACTCGTGAAGGATCTTCTTTATATCTTTGCAAATCATCCAAGGTTGCTAAGTCTCTTCTTAATGCTTCACCTTTGAATTTAGATCCAATAACTGAACCCAATCTGCCTAAACCTTTTAGTCCTGCACTAACAAATAGACCAGTAATAGGACCCATATCTAAGAAGTTTCTTTCACCTGTTAAAATAACTGTTGCAAGATCTCCCCAATATTCTCTATTATCTTCTGTAAAGTATCTGTCAGTTAACTCTAAAATTCTTTGGTTTAGTTCTGTCTTAGGTAGATTTTGATTAACAAGATTTGTATACTCTTCAACAAACCTAGCACCAATGGTGTTAACTGATGAAGAGCCTTGACCTAGTTTTGCTTTACGGTATTGATAAATTGTTTCATTCATACCAGCAGCCATGGTACCAATACCTGCTAAAGCACCTACAACAGCACCAGGAGCACCGGCAACAGCACCACCAGCTGTAGCACCACTAGCAGGAGCCCACATTGTAGCAGATGCACCGGTGATACCAGCCATACCTTCTGCTGCAAACTGTGTAAGAACTTCTTCCATTAAATCAATCTGATGTGTCTTGTTATAAATAGCTCTTGACAACATTAAATCATCTGTCATTGCATTTGTTGAATCTACTAGACCATCACCTGTTAAGGTATATTGATATAATTCAGGATCGCTCATGATTTCATCAAAGGCTCTGTTAGATGCTGCTTCTCTTTCTAAAGCATTCTCTTCACCTGATAAGTTTTTCTCAGCCCATTTGTCATAAGAAATTCTGAAAGAGTATAAGTCTTCTGGTGTTGGCATACTTTTACCAGATACTAAACGCTTTTCTAAACCAGCATACCAATCGTTTTCAGCTTCTGCTACCTGTCTTCTATATGCTTCTTCAGGTGTTTCATCTTCAACTCCAGCCCATTCACCTAACATCGTATACCATAAATCTCTGCTGGCTTGATCATATGATACAGGCAATTCATTAGATATATCAATAGGCATATGTTGAGTCATATCAACTGCTGATGGCTCTTTGTAATCAGGGCTTCTTTTAAAAACCTCTTCAACCTGTTGTCTATAGACATCTTTATCTTCTAAAACAGTATCCATTAATAACCTCCAAGAACGCTTACAACTGCAGCTTTTTGTCTTGCTAACATATATTGTTCAGCTGTATTAAACACCATTCTACCGTTATTGTCAAGTGAAATTGCTTCATACCTGTCATATCCTGCAGGTGTTTGTAATGTAGTGTTTGTGTCAACACCATAGCTATCTAAAATACTCTTATTAACTTTAGCATTGTATGCAAAACCTGCACCAGATAGCATATTGTTTACACCATTCTGTGTCTGTCCTGTGGCTATTTGACCAACACCTTGACCAATTTGTCCACCCATTATACCACCTGCTAAAGCACCTAGACCAAGACCGAAGCCGCCTGTCATAGCACCAGCAACAACACCGGCAGCAGTTCCTACAATTGATCCAGCTGCTGCACGTTTCTTTTGTGCCTTTTGATATTTCTTATTCCAATACTCTGCTTGATCGTTATAGTTCTGTATCTGTTGTGCACGATCTGAAGAAGCATATGCATAGTATGATTCACCTGCTAAAGATGAATCAATGTTTGCTATAGCTCCTTGTTGAGATGAAGTTCTTGCAGTAGTACTGTAATTACCTTGTTCAAGTTGTGCACGAGCAATTCGTTCCTGTCTAATGTTTGACAACATCTGTCTACGAAACTCTTGCTCACTTTGATAATCTTGTACAAGTCGTGCATTGGCTAAAGCAGCTTCAGCATATCTTTTATACTTCTTTCCACCACTAAATAATCCCATTATTGTGGACTCCTTGTTATAATGTTTAATCCAGTTAATCTAAAGTCTTTGTTACTATCGTTTCTAATCTCTACTTGAAAAGCTTTACCACGACCTCTGATGTGCATTCTGCTTTCAACGTAATCATCGTGCATAAAGTCTTTCTGCGGTCTGTAGCCATTCTGCATCATATCCCAACGATTACTTAAAGGATCTACTGACCAGCCCCATCTCATTCTGATAATAGAACCTGAAGGAGTTGTATACTCTGAACCAATAATTGCAGCATCTGTTGCTTCATCTGATACAACTACTGTATAGGTTATGTTAATGTATTCAGGTCTTGTTTCAGATTCATAATAAGCTGGAAAATATGGTGGAAGATCTCTGAGTTCTATCAACCAATCTGCTACAGATATTGAGAAGCTATTAACAGGCCCTTGATAAAACTCTGTATAATCCTGATCACTGTCAGCCTTTGAGAAAGACTGTTGACCACCGTTAGTAATCCACACCTTACTGTACCAGTCTACTACATCAGCATCTGTAATACCTATTTCATATCTTGTTTCAGGGTCTTCAGGGCTTCCTTCATGTGAACCAGTCCAGTGAGGATCTATTACAATTGTAGCACGCTTGATATAGGAGTTTGCTGGCAATAATATATTACCTGTGGAGAACTGTCCATAAGCATCTCTATTGACTCTTACAACACCGTGAACAATTTGTCCAGCAGGATGTGTAGTGTATTCAAAAGGTTTTAACTTGAACTCTTCAGTTCTCTTAAATAAAGTCTGCATAACTGGTGTCTGTTTGTTAAAGTATGTATCACCCAATGTAATAGGTCTTGACACAAGGTATGATTGATATGGTGATACATCCCAGTCACGGAACTCTCTATCATTGAAATCACCAAATGAAAAGTTTGTACCATCTGATATAAGAAATATACCAGCAGATTTACGGTCATAATAAGAGCTTTGTTTATTACCTGCTAATACCCTGTCACCATTTGCAATAACAGGATTGCCACCAGCTCTTAATCTGTATGTAGGAGTTATGTAGTTAACTGTTGTAGATTCACAGCAGTCTGTGATATACTTGTCTTGTATGTAACCAATAACTTTATCATAACCTTTATCATACACGATGTTATTGTTGATTGCAATCTCTTCAGACTTTCCATCATTGTAATAAATCTTATTCAAGTATACATCAATCTTGCCTACGTATTCTCCGTAAACATCTCTAACAACATTACCACCATCTATAGCTTGTGGCATAAAGCTGTTAAAGGTTAAGTCGTATACTAAACAGCCATCTAATCTTTCTGTATCAAGTGTGGTAGGATAGAACCAATAGATACGGTTGTTAGCATAGTCATAATAACCTGCTACATTATCTTTACATATTTGATCTAGGTTCATATACCAGTTCTGTATAGAGTTTAATGAGATACATTGTGAAGAGATGTTGTTGTTCTCATCTATACCAATCATATAAATACCGTGTTGAGACCAGTAGAAGATGTTGCTATCTGTTTCTACAATAGAGTATCTACCAGCTAAACCAGCTGTTGTAATTTTGACAACATCATAGCTTTCAGCTGAGAACAAGTTGATACTGTTGCTTAAGATACCTGTGACTTCTTTGTCACCAAATACTAGAACACCACGATAGAAGCTCTTTAAAGCTCTACCACGTCCTAGTGACAGCATTTGTATCATGCCACCATCTGTAGCAATTATATCACTAACTTCTTCAGAGGTTGGATCAGCATCTTGATAGCATTTGTCATAGTTCTTATTATCTGTTGATAACGTTTGGGAGAACAATACGGTGTTACCACAAAGATAAAAGATTCTACCACCAAAGTTTTCAACATCTGTAATGGCTCCTTTAAGAGTATCTGATGAAGGAAGACCATCAATAATGTCGTCAGGGTTGTCTGATGCTGTAGCTGATACAGCTGTGTTAAACCTGGTGTATTGCGGATACCAATAGAAGCGATCTGTTGAAGCATTTGGCCAAGAGATTTTAACAGCATATTTTGGGTATGTTGTTGTATTAGTTGTTGATATTGTAAAGGCTTCTTCTGTTTCTGCCATATGTTCCAAAGGCATTTGACATGTTTCATAACCTAATTCAGTTTCTGTTCCATCTGCTGCGATGCCTATTAAAGTTAATCTGAATGGATGATAATATAAGAAGTTAGGTTGTGTAGACCTTTTAAAGTTCGGGAAGAATAATCCACCAGATGCTGATGTAGACCATGAAATAACTTTTGTCATAATCTTTACTATAACAGCTTTAACAGCATTTTCAGACACATTAGCAGGTAATTCATATTTGTAGAAGTAGTTTCTTATTTGATTGCCTTGTATACAATATCCAGCATCACCATTTCTACCATGCCACATGTGCCAAGCTTTACCAGATGTAGCCCATTTATTATCATCGTATAAACCGTTGGGCATATTCTCCCAGTTAGATACAGAGTATTTTAAAGCTGAATACGGTTCATCTGGTAGTGCGAAACCACATGCAAAAGATCTACTACGATGAATGTAATCAAGAATGTAGTGTCCTTTAGGAGCCGGTGTGTTACCGAAGTAAACGTTTAACAAGTCTGTTGTGTTGTATTCACCTGACTTCTCTTTACCAAGGAACCATTGCATATTGTTAGCAGGATATCTACTGCCTGATGTTTCATAGAACAAACCATTCTGTGTGTTAGGGCCTGGAAGCAATGTCTTAGAAGTACTACTAACAGGGTCGTAAACTTCCTTGTCCCAACCTTGGTTAATAAGATTATACAGATGTAGCATTGACAATGTTGACGGCATTTCATCAATCCTTAAACCATCGTCAACACCGTTAAAGTCTCTAAACTTTGGGTTGTTCTTTTCAGGATCTTTAAAGTCACCTGATACAGAGTCGTATTTAATTACTAAAGGATATATCCATCTGCCAACAATGAACAAAGTATCTGTAACAGATGTGATATCTAGTGGAGTTAATGTATCAGTTGTAGCAAATGAAGATAAATCAAAAACCTTTAAAGGATCTTCTCTAGAGATTGGATAAGAGTCGTTAAAGATGTAAAGCTTTTTATTAATTTGTACAACGATGAAGTTGGTGTCACCATAAACATTGTTCCAGTGATATACACAGTGTGCAGAGATTGTTTCACCTGAGTCAATCCATTTACCTTCTGGTTCAATGTTGAAGCCGTATCTACGACCTCTCATCTGTTCTGGTAAAATTGTGCAGTTTAATTCATCAGATGTATTCAATACCATATCATCTGTGTCAGAACCTTCGGTGTTGAGACCACCTATAAAAGGTTTTAAGAATACTCTGGAATTTGTTGGCATAACTCTTTATACTCCTTCATACGTGTTTTAATGTCTTTACCACTTCTCTTAATCTTTGTTATTTCAGTCTTGATAACTTTGTTAATGTTCTCGTTATTAAGACTTGCTATGTGTTGTTCAGCATGAAACTTAGTTGTGAAAGCACCGGGAATAAACTGTCCATTACTAACTCTCCGGATTTTCCAGACTGTTCCATCTCTGACAATTAAATAACTCTTCGTCCACTCAAGGGTCTGTTCTTCCATAATGTCGTCTCCAATCCTCTTACACGTTGTGCATGTTTATCAGCTGTCACCAATTCTTTTCGTGCTCTATCGTTGGTGATGCTATCAATCTCTCTATTCAACTCGTAAGCAGCCTGTACACGTGCAGAGTTAAGTAACAGATTGAAATGTTGTGGTGCCAAGTCTGGTACAAATGTATCTTCAAGTTTGAACTCAGGCATTACAATACCGTAAGCAACTGTATACTCTTCAACAATTGTATCAGTTTGTGAACTATCCCAAGCATCAAGTATGATTTCATTATCGTTAAAGCTTGTGTAATAACGTGGACAACGATCTGTATACACATTGTAACGAACACCTGAATTAGGATCTGTAACATTCATTACATTATTTCTGTTAGGGTTCTTATCCAAAGCTCTATCAAGAAATACTGTAGGATCTAACCACTCTATGTCATGGTATTTATCACGTTCTTTATCATAGTATTTCAATGTATCAAGCTGATACACGTTGTCATTAAAGTATAGCTTAGTTGGTTGAGTAGTGTCAGAAGCACTATGCAACTGCACCAGATTGCTACGAGCTTTGATATCACGAGTGTATAAGAGATGTTCATAGGTCTCTTTAATGCACTGTGCAATCTGCATAGCTTCTCTAGTGTCTTCAATAGAGTCTACCATCTGTCCATCTACAGCTTGTAGAATCCTTTGTACCATTTCTAGAAGAGTATATTTCATTTGTTAAATCCTTTGTAATATTTTTATATATTGTATAATATCTTTTACGTTATGTCAAGATAATGTAAAGAATAATTTACACTCTGCTTCACGTCTCTTAACTAAACCTGACAAAACTTTACCATTTGCTCTGGTCCATCTCATCCATTGTCTACGAGCTTCTTCCCAGTCCTGTCTCTCGATGCATTTTTTTAACGTAGAGCGGTCGAAATTACCCTGTCCTATGTTGTATATCAAACTGCATAGAGCCTCCTTCTGGAAGCTTAAAAAATCGCCTCTAGGATACTTAATCTTGGTGTTACAATAATGCTCCACCAATGCATCAGCATCTTCACGTGTAATTGTATCACCCTCTTTAACAGGTGTGCCATCTCCCCAATGCGTGCTACCGTAACCAATTGTCCACTGACCTGCAGGACATTTATAAGCCTTGTCACGAAAGCCTTCAAATTCTTTTATAAGTTCGTACATATTGCCTCCAATAGAATAGAATACCCCTTAGCCACTGGTTCAGCGTAAGAGGGGTCATAAAAACAGAAGCAAGTATAGAGGCCTAATATAACCCCTATAATTGTTAAAATGATGTTACGTTTTCTCATTTTTGTGTAGCCATTATGGTATATATGGTTTTAACATCTGCACGTATTTCGTCAGATTGTACCAATAATATGTCAAGCTTACCTTCAATTGTTGAAATCTTTTGTTCATTCTCTGCCATCCTCTTCTCCAAGTCTGTTACACGAGGATTAATAGTTAACATAACTGATATAAAGCTGCAGATGGTGAACACAACTGTGCACACCAATCCAATCAGCTTAAGATACATTACAGTGTTTTTGATATCGAACTTCATGTGACACCTACGTATTAGGAATTTCTAAAACAGGAACAGCAGTACCTCCAGATAAATAAGAAAGAAATTTGCTGTTTGCAGATGTAGCAGTATCTGAATCAACTGCCCATGTATAAGGAGAAGAAGCTTCACTATCTACTAAATTAACTGTTCTAATTCTTGAATCTCCTAGTCGCTCATTAGGATATGAACTCACAGTAGGATCTAGGCTTGTTAATTCTGTTGCATGTTCTGCACACATAAGAGCAATCTTCATTGTAGGGGCTTGAGCAGTATATGTCACACTATCAATCGTAAATGAAAAAGATCTACAATAAGTAACAAGAGGAGATGTTCCAGAAATTGTTGTCATTGCTGCTACAGTTTTATCACAAGCAGATTTTGCTGTGTCTTTATTATTAAAAAGTGTGAAAAAGTTTTTACCTTCTGAAAATCCTGTAGCACCACTAGGCTTTACTGAACATGTTTTAGAGCTTTCTTCACCAGTTTTTCTATAACTTGCATCAAGAACAACAACAGCATATTCAATATTGTTTGTATCTGTTTCAAACCCAGCAACAGTACCTATTTCAGTATTTGTATCATCTTTAACACGTTGTAAAAGAGAATATTTTTTACTACCGCCACCACCTGATATAGTCCCAATAGCTGTTGCAAGGTTGGTTAAGTTTCGTGTAGCTGGTAGCGTACCTCCTTTAGCTGATACAGCTGTATAAGCCGCTGCTACTTTATTTTGAGCATTTGTGATAGCACTTGCTATAGTCATGTCTCACTCCTTTAAAGTATTAATTTACGTCTTGAACATCTAGATGAATGCTATAACAATTTGTTCCTGAAGGTGGAAAACCTTGGCCCATTGATGAAGAATAGTCACCATAAAATACTCTTATAACCCAACCAGTTTCTTGTTGTGATGTAGTTGGATTGTAATAGCTATCTATGCAAACATAACACCAAGCATTACTTGGTTGAGAATATAGTTGACCACTGTTTATATTATTAGGAGTATCTACATAAATATTTCCCCACATTTCATTACCACTACCACTATAATTTGATGATAATGTTAATCCTGTTAAATTTTCAAAAACTGTAGATGTAAGTTCCATGTGATCTGGCATCCATTCCATTTGCAGCATACCATATAAAGCACCACCAACATTATTTTGTGTAATTTCAGAAATTGGATCTGCACCACCGCCACCACCACCAGATACATTAACTGTTACAGAACTAAAACCATCATAATTATCAGTTGATGCATTATATGTACCATTTGATGAAATGTATTTAGTACCTAAGTTTGGTGTAACAGATACATTCGCTGATGCATAATCTTTTACATCATGTGTACCATTTGAATAAATATTTTTAGTGCCTGTTGGTTCATTTGCAACAAGAGCCTTATCACCAGTTGTTACATATACTTTACCTAAAGGACTTATTTGAAGTTTTACCATTTGCTAATATCTCCTATAAAGCATTAATTAAAGTTTCTATATCACCACAAGTATCGTAGAATAATTTAGCACCAACTGTTTCACTATTTGTTGAAGCACTTGATACGGATGTAGCAATTGTTGGAATAAGTGAGCTGATGTTAACAGTACCTGCATTATTAGCTGTTACAGTTGTTGAACCATTAGATACTATAACAGGAATGTAATACGTTCCATTAGCAGGTTTTGGAGCAACAATGTTTATATTTGTCCAATATCTGAAGCCAAGCCAAATATTTCCTGCCTGAGCTGCATTAATATTTAATAATGGATTTCCATCAATTGTACTAGGTCTGTATTCAAATGCAGCAAGCTCTGCATCAGATCCATCAAATAATGTGAAACCTAGTTTATCGGCTGCAGCACTCTGTTTAAAGTATATAGCTTTCTCACCAACAAAAGTCTTTTTAGCGGTAATGTTTTGGGCAGTATCAGTTGTGACATAATTTCCACCACCACCAGAAGGTGTTCCCCATGTACCATCACCCTTTAAAAACTTATCATTGTCTGTTGCAGCAGGGGCAGGAACTAAACCAGTCGTACCAGCATTGATACCATCTGCTCCAGTAAAATTAGTAGGTGTTCCAGATAAGTCACCATAGGCACCACTTGTTGCAACTGTAGCTAATGATACTTCATTTACAGCTTCTGTATCAAGTTCTTGAGTAGTTTCTGTATCAAGCTCTTGTGTAGTTTCTGTGTCAAGTTCATTTGCAGTTTCACCATCTACAGAAATCTCGTCATTTTGAATAATGATACCAGTACCAGCTGTATAAGAGCCACCGCCACCACCTATCACTAAGTCGCCACTACCTAGTATACTATTGCCATTAATTGTTTTAATATTTGTGCCAGATAATAGCGTGTCTTGCTTAGCAGCTAATAATCTGTCTAATGTTTTTTGTGGATAAGTATTTGAAGGATAATCATCACCATCCCACCACTCATTTGCAACATCTATTGCTCTTGGTGCAAATATTGCAATATTTTGTTTAAAAGAGCTATCAAGTGGTATTGCAGTAAAATCAACAGCCGGATTAGATGTATGTAAGTCAGTATATAGTTGTTGATCAAAATAAATATATAGTTTTCTTGTAGTTGAGCTATATATAAAATGACCATAAGTGTTTATATATTTCCAAAAATCTTCTCTAGCTACACCAAATAAAATTAAATACTTTTTATCAGTATAAGGAATATATGAAGATAGCTCAACCTGTCCATAATATTTTTGTAAATCTTCATCATATTCCCAAGTCCAACCAGCTCTACCTTGAATAAAACCTTTGGAAGTTCGTACATCATAAAGTGTACCTGATGGTTCCATATACTTTAAAGATGAACCTCTAAGAACATTGTTATAGTTTATGTTACCAAAATATATATTGTTGTTAGGAACGTCTACAGAAGACCATGCATAAGTTGATAACGGTCCTTCTTTGAACCACAAAGTACTTGTAATAACACCCGGTGTTTCTAAATCACCTGTCATGGTGCCACCAGATTTTTGTACAGCGTTTGCAATAGATGTCTTCTCAGCTGCTGTTACAAATTTATTAAGGCTGGTGGAATCATCAACAAGGTCTGCATCAAGTTTGTTAGAGCTTGTAATTTCAGTTTGCAATCCTGATATAAGATCTCCTAACGGAACATATACAACATTACCATTCTGTAAAGTTATTACAAGTCTTTTATTAATGCTATCATATGTTACAGATAGAATCAAACTTTCAATAGGCAAGTCAACAGTCTGTGCTGTGCCTAAAGCATTACCATCTTGATCTTTTAATTGAAGTGTGAGCACATATGTTGAAGGGTCTACTGACATTGAAAGACCTGCACCGAACTTTGTAGTGTCAGGTAAAAAGCCTTCATCAGTAGTGAACCAAAGCTCTAAAGGTGATTTAGAGGATGTATCAAATTGTGCTTTAGTTAATAAGTTTAATATAAGTTTTGCTACGTCTGTATCTGTGTACGACATTATTCTGTTGCCTCCAAATCAAATAAAACGGTTGTATTAGTACCACCAAAACCATTAACAACATCGGACCAGTTTCCTATCTTAGCTTGCATATTGCTTGGGAAATGAACTGTAACATTATTACATCCATATAGCATATCGTGGAATTGGTCAGTGTTGGTATATCCATACTGTTCGCTTTGAACATTTAATAATGCAGGGAAGTTTAAGGTTCTTAAATTGGTACAGTTTGCGAAAGTATTTTGTAAAGCTTTACTTGCATAGATGTGTGAAACATTATCAAAAGTAAATGTAACAAGACCTGTACATCTCATGAAACAGGAATCTAAACATCTGTAAGCAGAACCGTTAAGACCTATTGATCTCAAAGAAGGTATCGGATTACTTGTTAAAGATGTACAATCTGTAAAAGCATAATATAGATCTAATGAATTAGCTATACCAAGATTAATATAAACATTAGATAAACTGGTACAGCCATAGAAAGCATTACGTAACCATTCAGGACCTGGTGAGATTTCGTGAGAAGAGTTTCCTAAAGTAACTGAAACAAGGTTAGTGCAGTTGTAGAAAGCATGATCAAGACTTGAAGTATTTGTTACTCTAAGATTAGGAATGCTTATAGATCTTAAAGCGTTGTTGCCATAAAACCAAAAAACAAAAACATTTGAACCAAGTTCGTTTACAGTATCGATAACAATATCTGTTGGTGTGCTTGGTTTATATAAAATGACGCCTGTTGCTGTTTGTGACTCTCTTCCAAAGAATGTGTTCATTGTAGCACCATATCTAGCGCCTTCACCAGGCACTTCAACAGTCTTTACAACCGTTGGCACTACTATATTATTACCTATATGTAAAGCTCCCATTAGTCACTCCATACTCTAAATGTAGCAGCTTTAATGGCATCGATACGATTTGATAAAGCTCCTTCTGCTGTTGTTGCTCGATCTCTTTCTGCTGAAATATCTGTTGCAAGTTCTCTATCTGCTTGTTGACGATTCTCTACTTCTTGTGCTAAAGCTGCTTCAAGAGCTTCAATATCTCCTACTTTATCGTCGACATATTTTTTATTAACTACATCACCATCGTTTACAGCTTCACCAACGTTAATGATACGTCTAGTGTTCATGTCAAGTTCTGAATCCATAAAGTTAGGAGTTTTACCAGTCCTTGACAAAGAATCTTCGATACCCTGTTGGAGAGCAACGAAGTTATCGTTTATAAGTTTTGTTGCAGCTGTATCGTTGTGTGTAAGACTGTCTAGTTTTCTTATTGATGTCTTCATTGTAACAATCCCTCATCTTGTAAAGCTGCTATAAGTTCGTTAATCTTTGATACTGCTGTTGGTAAGTCTGCATCATCTGATAAAGCTGACACAGCTGTAAGGGTCATATCTATAGAAGTTGTTGGAAGCTTTTGAAAGCTACCTGATCCAGCACCATTAGCAACATATACTTCACCATCAGAAGCTGTAGAGGCCCCTTTAGGTTCGTGTAACAATTCATCTGGAAGTTGTGCATGTTCTACGTCAGCCATTATTATATCCTTTATCAGTGTGGGGCCAGCCGTAGCCAGCCCCTTTTTGAATTAAATAAATTCGATTTTTAATACGCCCTTGAGGCCTGTAACAGTTCCACTCATTTTTACATAAGCATTGTCTTGTTCTGCAGCAAGTTTGCCGTCTTCGAACGCAACCGGAATCTGTGTGCCTTCAGCGTTGTTACACTCGTAAGTAGTTGCATCTGCCGGTGTAATTGCTGAAGCAGTTAATTTAATAGCTGTATTAAAATCTGAACCATCTTTCTTAACGAGAGACAATTCAACGCTAGCAGCATCACCAGCTTCTTCAACAAATAACACAGCTCTTCCTAAAACCGAACCAGCAGGAATTACAGCTTGACCACGATCGTAAGCAGTACCTACATTCGGACCAATACCTTCACCATCGATTTTAACTTCAATAGAGTTATACATGCCTTCAGCAGGTTTGGCAGAAGCATCATACAATTTGTCAACGCCTTCACCACGACCTACATAGCGAGTTAAACCGAAAGAATCTACATAATCACCCATGTTAATTCTCCTTATGCACTAATCGTTGAATCAGTGTCTTTACATAAGATGACAACGAGGTTTTCCTCATCACCTACATCAAGACCATAACGAGCAATCGTTACATACTCTTCGCGTTGTTTTGCCATGTTCCAACGTCCTTCGAACTTCGGCATCTGTCTCCAAGCCATACGGAACGGTCTACGATCTGTAATGTTTGTAAACAATAAAGCTACACCGCAGTTGTTCAAGGTCGAGAAAGTTTGTACACCTTCACGGTCTTTCAAGGAAGTTTCACCAGAAGTCTTCGGCAAGAACTCAGAAGTATAAACATCCCATCCATAGATATTGAACGAGAACTTCATACCAGTCATAGCACCTTCACGAACAATGCCTTCAAATTTCGGATTGTACTGTAAAGAAGCTTTGATACGCGGATTGGTTACGATTGCATATTCCTGATAAGACGGGATAATAGCAATACGAGGACCATGATAGTTAACTTTGTTCAAAGCTACAGAAGCATAAGCAAAGTCTTCAGGAGTTAATACACCCCAACCATCACCAGCAGTACCAGCTACGAAACGGTGTTGCATACCATTCAATACAGCCGGGTCATTCTTCTTAATGATCTTATGATCTTTTACAGCCAAGTTGAAGATCTTTTGCTCTAAGTCAGCAGCAATTGCACGAGCCTCTAAGCTCGGAACCTTTGCCATGATTTGAGAAGCTAAGTAAGAATCTTGAGAGAACTTAGCAGTTACATAGTGACCACTGTTTACATATTCATTAATTTCGAAAGTACGAGTTGCGAAGTCAAGACCTTTGAAATCGATCTCCTCACCTTCGTGATAGTCAGTAACAGTAGCAGCACCCATTTCTACATCTTCCCATTTGTCACCATCCGGGAAAGAGTTGATTACATCTACATAGTTCATTGCAATCAATTCAGGTTCCAACTGTTCACGTAAGATACCTGAGTAGATTTTGGCACGGATGACCGCCTTACTATTCTGGCTGTTAATACCATTTAAGTCAGACATTTAATCAAATCCTTTTTAAAATTATTACCATGTTTTAAGTTTATCTAACATCTCTGGATTCTTCATTGCTCTGTTAAACAGGTCTGCAGCAACTCTAGGGTTGTTAGCACTCTTTAACATTTCATTGTAATCCTCGTTGTTAGGTGTGTTATCAACATGTCTAGTACTCTGTAAGAAGTTGACTGAATCAAATGATACAGTATCCTTCAGACCAAACATGCTTTTAAAAGCCTTCGGACTAGTCTGTGCAATGCCTTGCAAGTATTCAACAGTGCACCCTAATTCTTGAGCTTTATTCTTCAATGCAAGATCTACATCACTGTTTAATGTTGCTACTGCATCTCGACAACTTTGCCAGTTTGCTGCAGCCTTTTGTGATGCTTGTTCTTCTTGCATAGTTTTGAGAGCTATCTGTCTCATAGCGTCTTCGGTAATCTCTAGAGTGTTAGTATTCTCCGTACCCATTGTATTTGCCTCTCTAATCTGTTTCAGTTCATCGGTGATATTAGCACGAGTAGTTAAGTTTGCAATCAACTCATCCTTCTCTTTAGCTTCTGCTAACAACTTTGCAATATACTTGTCAGCTTCTGCTTTGCCTTTTACGAGATCTTCTACAGATTTATATGCAGAGTGCTCTCCTACGTTAATGACATTAGTTGTGTCACCAGCGTTAATTTCATTTCCTACTGAAGTAGTTGCTTCATCGGTCATAATTTATTTCTCCGTGTAATTATTCTTTTACAGAATCTATAATACCATACTCTAATAATCTTGTCAAGCCTTTTTTGTATCCAACTTTAAAAGCTTGCTTCAAAGCCCATGAAGGATTATCAAAATCCTCATCAGCTATAAAATCTACTTTGTCCAAATCTTCTTGTAACATTTCGATTAATTTTTGAAAGACAGGCTGAGCATTGTCAATCAGTCGTTTGTAATTTTCTTTCTCAGCCTGTTCAACTCTACATAGTATCTTGTTCAGCATTGACTATTCCTTGTACACGAGTTCTGTCTAAAGCTTGATTAGCTTGTTCAGCAGCTCTTCTCATCTCTAGTTCAGATCTTACACGAGCATTTGGTTCTAAGATATTATCAAACTTATCTAAGCCTGTTGAATATATTAAAGCTTTTGCAATCGTTTTAGGATCTAACCAGTTGCTTACTAAAGGATCTTGATACAGTGTTGTATTAGAAAGCTGCATAAGTGTCTGTGCAATTCTTGCTTTCTCAGTATAAGTCGTAGAACCAATCGCTACAAACCTGCCTTCAGTTTTTAAAGTTCCTAAGTCAACATCTTCAAATGAAACAACACCGTGCTCATCTACAAACTTGACTTTAATGGTACGATCAGGATCTGAAGCATAAACACGAATCATCAATGTCAACAAAGGTTCTAACATTTCTAATTCAAACTTGTGAACCTTCTCATTAAACAATCTAGAAGCAGCTGTGTTAAGCTGTGACACTTCGAACGCAGTCTTTTCACCAGGTGTTCTAAAGCCCATGGCTTCTTTAGGCATACCTGCCATCTCTTCCATCTGGTTCAAATAGTTTTGAATGTATAAATCAGCCTGTAATGCAGTTGCATCAGGTCTAATAAATTGGATTGTAGCATCTGTGTCTAGACCAATGTGACAACCTGGGAATAAAAACTCTGGCATTTCTGCATCGCCTTGTGTCACCACCATCGGATTGCTGATGAAGTTGAATACATCTGCACGCTTGTTCTCAAGGAAGTCCACCATGTATTGCATACCTTTGATGTTATCTAATGGTGACATACTCCATAAGTTATCTTTACGATCTCTCCAACCTGCTTTAAAGACATTACAACCGAAACCATAATCTTTTATAGGTTCTTCAAGCAATACATATGCACGATCCATTACAACTATACGAGTACTCTTATGTAACTTGCCAGTATCACAATCGTAAAGATCTCCGTAGAATGTTAATAACTCTACTACATCTGATGCATAGTATGTAGACCAGCTATCAAATCCAGCAATACGACACATATCGTCAACAATAGCATCTTTGTTATTTGCTGCAATGGTGTTGTAAATTTGATGGCGTTTCTTTAAAGCTTTCTTAAGAGCTTTGTTGAATAGATTTTCATCTTCTGTGAACTGCTCTGCAGACTGCATTAATTCACCAAGTGTCATCGTTGTTCTAATAATCTTTGGAGATTGTTCAAAGCTTGATGCAAGTGGATCAAAGAAAATATCCATAGGATTAATACGAATAGCTTTAGGTCCATCATATAGCAACGACTCTTTTAAAGTTTTTCTATATGGAACAGCTGTGGCAAAAGCATTACCATAATCTACATAGTCTTCCACCAGCTGTCTAATTGTAGGTTTGAAGTCAGAATCATTTAACATTTGTCTCATAACAGACTTCAAAGTGTTTTTAATTTTATAAGAAGTTTCCTCTTGGTTGTATGGTTCCCAATCTACAAAGTCTGGTAAACCAAACATAGCATCTAAATAATATGTAATAAGCATATCACGAATTTGTGTTAGCTTTGGAATGTGTGTACTGTTGTCCCAGTCATGACATTGGTTGGTGATATCGTGTGTTGAAGTAGCATACAAGTTCTGTAATGTCTCTTTAGCATTTGCATACCATCTGTCACGAGAATTATCCCATGCAACATATTTGTTAGCAATAGCTGTAGCAAGACTGTCAGGTTCTTGTAGTTTATATATTTCAAGTGTATTAGGCATTAAATTCCTCCAAATCTAGATAAGGGCCTAGGTGTGTTGTTAGTTTTCTGATAGCCCCATTTCTTAGGAGCCACAGCAATTGAACAAGCATCTGCCAACGCATTCTTCACATCGTCATGTGCTGGTTTCAGTTGTTTTAGTTCTTCTTCAAGTATTTCACAGTTTCCTCCACGGTAGTGAAATATCTTGTGATCTTCATATAACGGTCTCAAGACAGCCGATACACGCTCTTCTTTCTTTGCGAAAGGCCTGTAATCTTCGATGACTAGTCTCACCGAGTTCTCTGCCATTTTATCTTTAAGAGCTGTAACGATTACTTGTTGAGCCACTGACACTTCTGCACGGAGTTTTTTAAGGTTATATTTATTATGAAGTGCTATAATGTGACTGTAGTAATCTTGTATACGGTCTGTCTTGAATCGGTCAATATCGAGAACATATCTATTATTGTCACTGTCAATACCTACTACAACTATTGCAGTACTATCAGCTCTGTGTGATAAAGCAAATGCAAAGTCTATAGCAGCGTATACATTCAATGGTTTGTCTTTTATATAGTATACACCAGCCTTGGTATAGATGTGATCTCGATTGTAGTACATAAACATATCAGGTGTAATGGGACTGCTACCAGCATCGTTAGGATCGTTATAGTATTGTGCATAGAACTGTGACTTATCTACATAACCTGCTTTAATTCGTGACAGTTCTTTAAAATCAAACCCATAATACTTACCATCTTTTCTACGAGTTCTGTTCCAGAGAAACTCACCATTCTCCTCAACAGATTTCTGTAAAATATCCCATTGTGGTTCTTTACCAATGATTTCACCATTCTCATCGTATATCTCTTCCATAGTGTTCTGCATGGTGTCATAGATGTCTTTAGGATGGTATCTAGTTCCAACTGCAATAATCCTTCCACCAGGGTTAAGAATTGATTGAAGCTGTGAATATTGTGCCTCTACCTGTCTACGACCTTCTTCATTGTTATTCTTTGGCACAACTATATCATCTAAGACAATTAAATCAGCGTGTGCACCAGTAATGTTAGTGGTAAGACCACCAGCTTTAACAGTACTATCACGAGTTCCTTCAGCTTTTCTTATAGGACTGTCTACACAAATCTCTGAAGTAGTCCACTTCTCACGTTTACCTTCATCAACATTGATAAGATCTGGCCAATATCTTCTTACAATTGGTGAATCTAGTATACCTTTTATCATTCTTAACTGAGCTTCTGCCAAGTCTGAAGTAGCTGATAAGTACACTATAGCAATTGCCGGGTTCTTTACAATTTGCCAAGCTACGTAACAACCTGCATAGAAACTTTTACGGTGTGCACGAGGGTACAATACAAGTCTGTAGTTCTTTCCTTCAGGATTTGTTAAGAACTTACACAGATCTTCGTGACAAGTACCCATTACATTATATGGTGCCACCAGTTTAACGAATGTAATAAGGTCTGATTCAGCTAACTTGCGTATTTCAGCAATTGTTTCCTCGTGTGAAGCCATTATTGCAACCTCTTAATATCTGCTAACAGGTCTTTAGAGTCTATTTCAGGTTCTTTCTTCTCTTTCTTAGGTCTGCCAACCTTTTCTTTAGTCTTCGAAGTCTTACCATCAATGATAAATTTAAGAGCTTGTAAGTTATTTTTGTTATTATCGTCAAAAGCAATGGCAAGAACCTTGTCCATGGCGTCACCAACTAGCATTTCATCAGCCTGTTGACGTAATGTTTTATATATTTCACCAGCTACTGTGCTTTCTTTAAAGTTTTTCCAGTGTCTCCAGTCCCCTTCAAAGACATCTTCAACAAATTGTCTCTCTGATGGGTCTTTATAATAGCTGAGAAAGAGCTTTGAAAAGCTGATTAAGCCGTCATGGTCCTCATCAGCTGTTGTAAATGTTGGTGTATAACCTGTAATAGTATTTAATTCAGAAAAAGCAGACTGTGTTACAAACCTTTGTCCAATTTTTCTATAATCTTTCCAAGTAATTTTCATAAATTGCTCTCCGTTTTTATATAACCTGTAACAATTGTAAGAGAATTTTTACAAAATGTCAAGAGATTTTTCAAAATTGTCATAATTTTTGGTAGAAATTTTTAAGGTGTAATAAGAAAGGTGAAGAAGCACCCGTATCCCCCTGCCCCACCCCTTGAAAAACTGTTGACAGATTTTAGACAGATTGACATAAGTTTTGTCCATTTGTATAAATTGCGTCAAATGTTAGCATCTGGACAAAACTGACAAAATTGACAAAAGATTTGTCCAATCTGTCAACAGGTGCTTTAGACAAAATTGACAGACTTTTGTCAATCTGTCAACAGTGCTGTTATAGACAAAATTTACAAATTTTTGTCAGCTCTGTCCAATTTGTCAAATTCTGTCCATACTTCAACAGGTTAGAACAACTTGCGAACATTATGAGAACAATATGCGAACATCAATTTTAAGGCGGTTTTTTTTGGTTTGTAGGGGGTGTTTTGTTTTTTGTGTAGGGTGATACCAGCCGACTCAGAGTTCTATTGTCGTTCTACATTTGTTCGCATTCTGTTCTTTTCCTGTGCATAACTCAAAAAACGCTTGCAATTTAAAAAAATTCTGCTATACGCGCGCGCCGGTGCTTATTATATGCTAAAAAACTTTTACATACCTTCTAGTATGTATGTATTTTTCCGGTGTCGGGGTGTGTAAAAAGTTCAAAAAAGTTCTTGCTTTTTAATTTTTTATCGTGTAAAGTCAACTTGCATTAAGGCATTAAGCCTTGTTATAGCTACATTGTAAAGGGGTTAATATGAAAATAAGCATAATAAAAGGGTGTGTTTGTTATGTAAAAAGCGCGGGTAAATTGCAAAAAAGCAACCGCAAAATTTACGACAAACAAACCGCAAAAGAAAAATGTGCAAGGGCAGAAAACAAGTTTTATGACGGCTTGCCTAAAGTTAAGCACACTAAAAAACGAGTTTATCACTTGCATAGACAAGGCTTAATTGATTAGTTAAGTTTTTAAGTTAGGCGCGCAAAGCGCGCTTATGTTAAGGGCTTAACCCCCTGTTATATTTTACATAGTAAAGAGTTAACCTATAAAAGCGCAAGTTACGGCTTGCAATAGCTTTTAAAAGGTTTGTTTGACTATAATTAAAAACCCTATGATATCATACGGCAGTTAGCAACTATAAAAACTCTTTAGGCAATAGCAATTTAAACAAGTTGTTTGTGTGTGTGTTTTTATTATAACCTTAAAAAAGGAGGCAAAAATGATAAAAACAGTTGAACAACTTAAACAAGTTATAGAAACCGCAAAAGAAAACAAGACAGCATATAGAGAATCTATACAAGACGCTATATGCTTTTTTGTGCGTGAGTATAACGGAAAATTAACCTTTAATAGCAGTTATTTGCACGACATCTTGTTAACAACAGGTAACGATGCAAAAGACTTGTATCAATGGTTAAAAAATTATACAAACTTAACAAAAATCAAAAGCGACTTGACGCACTTTGAAACAAAAGATTGTCAAGAAATAACAACTAAAGACGGAAAGAAGCAAGTTGTTTATACATTGGCTTTCAATGACAACTTTACAGGTCAAAACTGGTGGGAAACAGAAAAGCCTGAAAGAGTTGTTAAACTACTTGACGAAGAGTCTTTAGAAAAACTTTTAATTTCTGTATATAACAAAGCCAAAAAGACAGGCACTGAAAATTATACAGAAAAACAAAACAACATCTTAAACCTTATCAAAGACGCATACAGAGACAAGGTTAAAGACTGATTGAAAATATACTAACCTGAAACAGACACGCAAACAGCTTCTTTAAATTGCTAACAGAAAGGAGGCAGAATGTATCAAAGTCGCATAAACTTTGAAATGTGCAACAGAGGATACAAACACTTAACAGATACGAAAAGAATCTGGAAACGTGGTGACACCTTTGTGCACTTTGACAAAATGAGAGTGATTGAAAAAGAATCTCATAAAGATTTTAACACAGCAGAAGAAATGCTGAAATATATTGACAAAGGGAGGTATAAAAGATGACAAAATGTAGCAGAAATTTAACACAACACTTGAAATTACTCAAGACAGAACGTAACAGATTGTTAACACTTCACGACAACGGTGTAACAATTAAACCAGAGGATTTTGCAGCATATATACAGCATAAAAACTATGTTACAACACTGTTACACGCTGAAAAAATGAAAGCGTTTGACAAAATATTGAAAAAAAGTTCTTGACAAATAAAAAAATCTGTGTATTTTATCTTTAACAACTGTAACAATATGTAACAGATATATATTTAAAGATATGTAGAAGTATATATTGTAACAGATTATTAACAACTGCACCAAACTTGATACAGATGTAACAGGTCTGGTGCATTTTATTAACAATATGTAACAGATTGTTACGACACTGTATCAACTTTTAAAAGTCCTTTCCATTCTCCCTCTATTGATACAGTGTCTTAACAATCTGTTACATTTTTTTTTATGAAAGGAGATATAAATGTCTGTAATAGATTATACTTTAAAAGCTATTGAAGATTTTACAAAGGCTTATAAAAAGGGTAAGAAATATATAGTTGATAACAACTCTTTAAAAATTATTAAAATAAATTACCTACACTATGCTTATGATTTGGAATATATGTATGCACTAGGTTTGCAACACAATACAAACGGTGACAACTTCTGCGTCTTAGGAAACGATAACAGATATTATTGGTGTAATGTTAAAAAGATGAGAACAAAAGAGGAAGCATTGAAACTAGTTGAAAAAGAGAAAGCTAAAAGACAGCAGCAGGAGTTGGACAAGAAACTTAAAATGTTTAAACAACTTAAAAAGGAATTGGGTAAATGATTATAAAAGATATTGACAAGGCTGAAGAAATCTTATTAGAACTTAGACAACAGATACAGAATGGTAAAAAGTATTTTGTAAAAGATGGTAAAGTTCATAAGATATATCAGTTCAGTTATGTATCAGCTAATAACGGTGTGTTCTTTTCAGACAATGGAACAATGATTTGCACCAAAGATTTGCTATCACACAAAGAAGCTATTGCAAAATTGTCAGAGGAACGTAAGCAAGAGCGTGACAAAAAGGTAGCAGAAATTAAAAAGATGATACAGGAATTAAACATTCAACTTAAGATTGCTGAAAGGGAGGGCAGATAATGTATAGATATATAACACTTTATAAAAGGGTGCGACGATACCGTAGCAAGTTATTACTTGGACAGTTTATAGAGGTGCCTGATGGTTGGGAAGATTATACAGGTGCACCTGTAACAATACGTGTCGACACCATTGTATCTTTTACAGACCATAAAGTTTATTTAACAGAGGACAGAGAGATAAATGTCTTTGAAACTCACGATGAAATACTTAAAATAATACAGGAGTGTAAATGATGAAAGAAGTTCCTTTTTCAACTTTAATGGGTAAGGTCATAACTGAAATCAAAGGTCTTGAAAAAGATGGTGATGAAGTCACTTTCAAATGTATAGATGGCACAAGCTTTTCAATGTATCATGAGCAAGACTGTTGTGAGTCTGTATCAATTGAAGATGTATGTGGTGATGTATCAGACCTGTTAAACACACCCATACTTGTAGCAGAGGAATCCTCAAGAGAGGGTGACACTTTGGGTGAGTCTGAAACGTGGACATTCTACAAGTTGGCTACAATCAAGGGCAGTGTTGACATCAGATGGTATGGAACTTCTAATGGATATTATTCAGAGAGTGTATCATTCTTT